ACCTGAATATAAAATTATTGATGGAATTTGTTATGATGTATGGACAGTAAATAAAATCTCAGATGAGAAAAGACAACAAATGCTCAATGAGTTGGCTGCTTCAAACCCTTATCCATCATGGACAGTAGATATTGTTAACCATGATTTGATACCACCAGTACCACGTCCATCAGAAGGTTACTGGACTTGGAGTGAAGAAACTCTTTCTTGGGTTGAATATGTGGAACCAACGGAACCAGAAGCATAAATATCCCTATAGGGGGATATAATGGCACAACAAATAAAAACAAAAACAGCATTTAAAGATTACTGCCTGCGTAGATTAGGGTTTCCAGTAATTGAAATCAACGTTGATGACGACCAGGTAGAAGACCGTATTGATGATGCACTACAATACTGGCAAGATTATCACTTTGATGGTCTACAAAAAGTATATTATATTAAAAAATTAGACCAAACAGATATCAATAACAGATATTTGGATTTATCCGAAGCTGTAGATTCATCAAACACCACATTACAAATCGCTGGTGTTACCAGAATATTTCCTATTTCCGATTCACAATCTCAAGTCAATATGTTTGATTTGAGATACCAACTACGTTTAAATGAGTTGTATGATTTTACATCTGCATCATACATCAATTATACCATGACATTACAACACTTGCGTATGTTGGAACAATTATTCTCTGGCGAAGTTCCTATTAGATTTCAAAGACATATGCAACGACTGTATATTGATTGGGCTTGGGGTTACAGAGAAGCACCAGTTGGTACTACAGTAATTGCAGAATGTTATGCAGTAATTGATCCGGATGTGTATACACAAGCTTGGAACGACCGTTGGTTGAAAGAGTATGCAACGGCACTTATCAAACGTTCATGGGGTAACAACCTTAAAAAGTTTAGTGGTATTCAATTGCCAGGCGGTGTTATGTTAAATGGTGATAAGATTTATGCTGAAGCAAAAGAAGAAATTGATGCACTGCATTTAGAAATTGGTGACAAGTATGGTGCACCACTAGAAATGTTTATGAACTAATATGGCAACAAGAGTCTACTTCAACAATTATAACACTCTTGCTGAGCAGAAGGTAATTGAAGACTTAATTGTTGAATCAATTAAGATTATGGGTTTTGATTCCTATTATCTACCTATCGAAAATGAAACCGACAGAGAAAGACGTGAAGGTGAAGACCCACATTAAAAAATTTAGTTCCGCATTTCCAATTGAATCAGACTTATCAAGTTCAATGGAATACGGCGGCGAAAGAGAATTCTTTTCAAAGTTTGGACTTGAGATTAAAAATAATGTCAACATCATTTTATCAAAACGTTCTTTCTCACAAAGAGTACCACAAGATAGATTCAATAGACCCCGTGAAGGTGACCTGGTTTATGTGCCTTTTTTAAATGGTACTGGTGAATTATTTGAGATTAAATTTACCAATCAAACCAAAGACTTCTTCATGTTGGGTAGAAAGATTCCATATTTCTATGAATTGGAACTAGAGAAATTCAAGTACTCACAAGAAGTTATCGACACTGGTGTGGAAGATATTGATGATGTAATGATTCAATCCAGTTACACAATCGATTTGAATACTGGTCTTGGTACAGGAACATATGAACCTAGAGAAATCGTATTTCAATCGGCCGATGGCACCCAAGCAAATGCTAGTGTGGTTGCAATCGTGCAATCATGGAACACAGTTGATGACATATTGAAAGTAACAAATGTTGCTGGTGAATTTGCAGATAATGTTGCAATTATTGGTGCAACAAGCAATGCATCATATTACTTGTCATCATACAATCCATTAAAAGATAGTACTATGAATGAAACTTATGACAACGAATATTTGTCCGATTCGGCTGATAATATTATAGATTTTACAGAAATTAATCCGTTTGGAAAAATATAATGGCAACATATAACCGTGTCATCAGAAAATTAGTTGTTGGATTTGGTAATCTTTTTGACAACATAACACTATATAGATTCAAACCAGACAATACAGAATCTGAAAGATTTATCGTGCCTATTGCATATGCAAGCAAAGAACGTTATGTTATGCGTTTGGAAGAAGATTTGAATTTAGATAAAAAAGTTCAAACAACTCTACCAAGAATGTCATTTGAAATGGCAGGTTTAACATATGATGCTAGCAGAAAACAAAATACAAACATTAAAAATTTTGCAGGAACAAATGTAGCCACTGGAGTTATTGCACAATACAATCCTGTGCCATACAATTTTGATTTCAACCTATACATATATGTAAGAAACATCGAAGACGGTACACAAATCATTGAACACATATTGCCATATTTCACACCAGATTACACAATTAAATTAAATTTAATTCCTGAAATGGGTATCATTAAAGAAATACCCGTTATTTTAAATTCAACTTCACATGAAATAACATATGAAGGTGGTAGGGAAAATGAAACCAGAATGATAATCTGGACTTTGAATTTTACGGTTAAAGGATTTGTTTTTGGAAAAACTACCGAGACTGGTGTTATCAATCGTGCATTTGTTTCTGTTTATAATTTAATAACAGATACAGATATTGTGGAATTTTATTTGAATTTGGATTCTGGTTTTGGTACTTATAAAGTTGGTGAAACTGTGTACCAAGGATATACATCAGATGAAACGACAGCAACAGGTATTGTTGTTCAATTTACTGACAACATTCTAAGATTAAAACAAATAACAGGAAACTTTGTGTCCGATAAACCTATATACGGTGTTAATACTTTAGCAAATTATAACTTCACTTCTTATAACTTGAACCCATTGAAATTTGTTGAGGTTGATTCTGTTGGTAGAGTTTCTACAGATATCGACTTTATGACTGTTGATAAAGTTGAAGCCATGGCTGATAACACATTAAATGAAGTCTTGACAATTAACAAGGCAGCAAACCAATAAACTTCAAATGAGAGAAATAAATGTCTAAACAAACTATCAATATTGGTATTAGAGCAAACGATGGTAAAGGCGATACATTAAGAGCCGCTTTTATTAAAACAAACAACAATTTTACTGAGTTGTATACCACAGTTGCAAACAATTCTAATACATCCAATACATATTATGAAACCAACCAAAACTTGGCACAAAACGCTTTTGACAAGGCAAACACCACATCATTAGGTGAAATATTATTTGACCAAAAAACAATGTATAGTAATACATATGTTGAAATTGGTAATGACCATCATGGTCGTAGAGCATGGGGTATGTCATTTGGACAAACAACAACATTAGCAAACAATGCTTATGGTACCAGTATTGCTTTTGATACTGCAAATAATATTTTGGTTGCAATGACAACACAAAATGAAGTTACTGGTTTACCTCAATCAACAGTTATTAAATTTAATCCATACGGATCAATTTTCTGGAGAAAATCTGTACCAGCATCAAATGTAAGTAGTAATTTGTTGGCAAGTTATGCAGAATCTGTTACAGTTGATGCAAACAACAACGTATACTTATTAACAAATATACCAGATGATTCATCAACATTAATAACCAAGTTTGATTATCTTGGACAAAATGTGTGGAGCACATTGGTTTCTGACTCTATTGGTTCAGCTGAAATTACTGTCGATGATGAAGAATTCCCCTACTATGTTGGTGAACACAATTTAATTACTGGTTTAGATATCACAGGTGAATTGTATTTCACACACTTCAATGCCGACAACGCAAATGCTTATTCTATTGTTGCTTTACCAAATAGAGGTGGTGTATTAGTTGGTTCCGATAATGGTTTGGTTCACAAGTTTGATACTGAAGGTGTTTATTTGTGGTCAAACAAAGTCAATTCAAGCAATAACACAATCATATCACTAACTTATGACAATTCTAACAACTGGTATGCTGCCACAAATACAAACATTTATAAATTTAGAGCAAACAATCAGTTGATTTGGGAAAAAGAAATAACAGGAATTACTCCAAATCTTTCCTCAATTAAGTATAGTGGTAATTATGTTTATGCCACAGGCACAACCACGGCCAGCAATTCTCAAAAAGGATTTGTAAACTACAAACTACACTCATCTAATGGAAATTTAGTTTGGGCAAATGCATTACAAATACCTTTTGTTGATAATGAACAACGTAATGGTTACCGAAACTTTGATGTTAAAGGTGACTTTATGGTTGGTATTGGTTATGCTCCATCTGATGTAGATATTGCAACAATATATCAATTGCCTGTTGACGGAACATTACCAGGAACATATTTTGGTGCTCAGTCTACAACATGGGCTGAAGGTGATCCTATAACATTTACATATGTTACTGTACCAGAAGCTGAGGTTGCAACAAGCACAACAGTTGGAACAGGAAATACAACAATAACTATTGCTGAAAACAGCAACTACGCATACACAATGAATGTTGTTGTTTATCAAAATCCAAGTCCAGAAAACGAAAAAACATTAACATATTTTACACAAAATTGGGACTTTGGTTCAAACGGAACATTAGTTATTCCTTCTTCTGGTTCAAATTTGGCTATAGAGTTTAGTGGCAAAGGTGTCGCCAACGTTGGTTCGATGGCCGCTAGGACAGCTGCAGCAACATGGAATGGAGAGTCTCCATTCCAATTAGATGTTACTGCATTAATTAATAAATTAACACCACAACTAGGTGATGGTGGTGAACAATATCACTTAGCGGATGGCGTTGAAGGTCAAATAATGTATATTGTTCCAGGAACTGGTGGTGAGATGAATAATCAATTTACAACTATGTCTTTTGATAATGCAAGATGGTCTAATGGTAATGGTGTAATTAATGAAAGTACATCAGTGTCTTGGTGGTTACCATTCCAAAACACAAATGGTGGCAGTTCTGCTGTCTTAACTTTGATATTTACCGATAGTGCTTGGAATTTACCACATAACTGGTTCGATTAAAATAAATAAAAACTATGAATACATTTGACAAAAACATGGAAAAATTATTTGATGTAACACCGGTAGAACAGGAGTCTAAACCTTTAGTACCGGTGGTTGCACCATCCGAAGATGGTCCCGATTTAAAAAATGATTTGAATGACGCATATCAACAAACAAAAGATAATCTACAGGACTTGATTGACCAAGGCAAAGAAGCCATGGAAGAAATCCTACAAATTGCCAAAGCAGGCCAACATCCTAGGGCATTTGAGGTATATGGTACACTACTAAAGAATGTCGTAGATGCAAACAAAGAACTTCTTGCAGTACAAAAACAGATGCGTACCATGGATGGTAAACCTAAAGATGGTGACACCAAGATTGACAAAGCCATTTTTGTTGGTTCAACCGCAGAATTAAATAAATTACTCAAAGGTAAAGAATGAGTGATTTGAGAACTGGTGAAGCCTATCGTGACAACCCTTTACTTAAAAAGGCAGGTGTCAAGGTAGAATATACACAAGAACAAGTTGATGAATACATCAAATGTTCCAAAGATCCAGTTTATTTTGCCAAAAATTATGTAAAGATTGTCAACGTTGATGAGGGTCTAATCAACTTTAAGATGTGGAAGTTCCAAGAAAAGATGTTGAATCTTTTCAAAGACAACCGTTTTGTTATTACAAAATGTCCTCGACAGGTTGGTAAAACAACCACCACAGTTGCATACATGTTATGGGCAACCATCTTTACAGACAGTCAAAACTGTGCCGTTTTGGCCAACAAAGGTTCTCTTGCTAGAGATATTTTAGCCAAGTACCAACTTGCATACGAAAACCTACCAATGTGGTTGCAACAAGGTATCGTAACCTGGAACAAAGGTAACGTTGAATTAGAGAACGGTTCTAAGATTGTTGCAGCATCTACATCAAGTTCTGCAATTCGTGGAGGTTCTTTCAACATCGTATTCTTGGACGAATTTGCTTTCGTTCCAAACAATATTGCGGAAGAATTCTTCAATTCTGTTTACCCCGTAATTTCATCAGGTAAAAAGACAAAGATTATTATTGTGTCTACACCGAACGGTATGAATCTATTCTACAAGTTATGGATGGACTCAATCAATAAGAAAAACAACTATGTCAACTTTGAAATTCACTGGTCACATGTACCAGGCCGTGATGAAAAGTGGAAAGAAGAAACAATTCGTAACACATCATTGCGTCAGTTTCAACAA